TGGTGCAACTGATGCTAACGGTTCAGTAATAACCGTTGAAGGATATTCGAATGGTGGTCGCCACACATTTAGTGTTGGAGATTATGTAGAGACCCTAGACGGTGGAGATACCGATGGGTTTGTTGCTGCATATGAATCTGCTATTACTGACGGAAAGAAAGTAACTGCTATTACTGCCACTACCATTACAACTGATATTGATTCATCTGGAGCAACAGGTGATTATTCATTATCTGCTGCTGATGCTACTGCTGGTAACATACCTGTAATTTCCAGAGTGGTTAAATTAACTGCAGGATCTGGAAGCGGTGGTGTTGTGGTAGAACAGGTACAAGTAGTGGGAGGCTGATATGCCAGACGCTAACGGTAAATCACCCACAGAAAATTTAACGATCAAACCTCAGAAGGAGAAGCGTCCTCCTGCTAGGACACAGCAAAGTGGTGGAGGAGCATCTAGTAACAGTAACAGATTACAGCTCATTCAAAAGAAGGGTGCACTTCTAGATCGTAGGCAGCTTATGTTGAATATTAAGAAAATTCAACAGCAAAGATTGAAGGTACAGCAAGCCCAGAAGGGGAATGATGTCAAGGGGGTGGATATGAACCTTCACACACAAGGGTATGATATGCTATCATTTGGGAAGTTCATCTCTGAAGGAGGACTAGCCAGAGCCGTTACCAAGTCCAAAACTCAAACCACTGGTCACATTTCTGCTGACCGTGGTGACAGTGAGACCGAGAACCGCAAGAAACGAAAGGGTCTTGAGAAAGATCTTAAGAAGAAGGGCATCGGTTACAAGAAGAGTGTTGGAAAGTACAAGTACGATGATGGCAAACAAGGAAGTGAAGTATCGTACCATACCACTCCTGGTAAAGGAATGTCCAAACGTAAGTTTGGTAAACTAACCAGAAGACTTGGTAGAAAACACGGACAGGAATCCGTTATCACAAAAGATGGTAACAAACCTGCACGCTTACACGATACTCAGTCCAAGAAACCTGGTGCATCTTACAATATAGGTAAGACAAAAGCAGGTCAACATCCTAGAGGAGATGGTGAAACTACTGACAATAAAGTCAGAAGTGCTAAACATCCTAAGAACACTAAAAAAAGGAGCTTTCATTATGACAACTGAGTGGGACGATTCTAATTGGAGAGAAGAGTACAAAGGGTATACTTCTAGCAGGTATGAACTAGATCTTCTTGAGAATGGACCAAAGAGTCTCAGTCAGTCTTGGATGATGGGAGCACTCCATAATAAATGGAGGAAGATGAAGGGATATAAATACCCACAACCCCCTGATTGCAGTTCATCATTTGCCGAATGGAATCAGAAAGCAGAGGAATTGGCTAATGGCTAAACTGTTAGAAAATGGACAATACGAGTGTATATACTGTGGTCTTAAGTCTCCAAAGAATCATTGGAATGCTAAGGCTTGGATAGATAAACACGAAAAGAATTGTCCCAGACACCCAGACCACAACAAAGGAGCAGCTTAATGAAAAGTTTTAAACAGTATTTGGTAGATTCTAATCCTGAGGCAGTATTGACTGAGGAATGGGTAACATCAAGCATAGAAGTAGCTACTGATTTCTTTGTTGAGGAAGGTATAAACGAAGAAGGTATCGATCTCATCGTAGAAGAGATTGGACTAGAAGAATTTACTGACTTTGTTGTGAATCCTCCAACAGAATATCTTGAGGAAGCAGTAAGACAAGCAAAGAAAGCAGCAGCAAATGCACCTTCATATGAGAAAGTAAAAGCGAAGGTTGATGCTGGTGACAAAGCAAGAAAGGAAGCAGGTAAAGGTGAGTATGCTAAGACCACTGCTGCCAAGAATAAGTATGGTGATGAAGACAATACAAATTATGAAGATGACGCACCTAAGAAAGCTGCTGTCAAGAAGGCTCCTGCTAAGAAGAAGGCTGCCACACAGAAGAAGGTTGTTGCTACTGTTAAGACAGTGAAAGCTAAGCAACCTAAGAAACCTGCTAAGAAAGAAGGTGTTCTAAGTAAGGTAACATCCTATGTTAAGAAGGGTGTCGAGAAGCATAACAAGGCAGTAGGAGATGCTAAAGCAGCATACAAGAAGCAACGTGCTAAGGGTAAGGTACCTGAGAAACGTGCTAAGGAATTTGCTAAAGGAGCAAAGGAAGGTGTCAAGGACACAGTATCATTTGCTAAGAAAGCATACAAAGCGGTATCAGGAAAATGAAGTCCTTTAAGGAGTTCGTAGCAGAGAAAAAAGACTGCTGTAAAAAGTGTGGAAGCTATGACCATATTTCCTCACAATGCCCTAAGGAAGAATAAATACTTAGCGTAATTTGCAGCTATGTCAAATGTCCCATTACACTGTTGGGTATTTGGACGAGCAGCGTCACAGACAAGAAATCTGCGTTAACGCTACCGACTCCTTTGAAGCGAGAACCATTGCCGTCGAAGATGTAGAATATATACACAATCACCCGCACAGCGTTTATAGTATATTCAAGGAAGGAAACGATTTCTCTTCTGTGCTATGATACTGTGGTCAATTAACATTATGATTGGGATTCTCCTAATCGGTGTGTCCATTTGCATTTACATTATTTTCAAGTATGATGATTGGTATCCTAATCCCGTTATTAGCGACGAGCCCCACTCAACTGGGGAACGAATGGCAGCAGAAGATCAAGGACTACCAGTCGGAGCAGAATAGGACCCCAGTAGAACAGAGTATAAATAGTGCGATAGATAATTTGGAGCTAGATTATGGGAGCACTGACCCCACCGAGCAGGAAGAGCTGCTACAACTTCCGAGTGACAAAGATAGACAAGGTACTGGACGGAGACACGATAGATGTCACCATAGATCTTGGATTCGATTTATACAAGAAAGAACGGGTAAGGATTGCGGGAGTAGACACCCCAGAGAAGAGGACAAGAGACCTAGAGGAGAAAGCCCTAGGGATTGATGCTACTAATTGGCTTAAGGGTACCCTAGTTGATACTGTAGAGAATTCTGACAATGAACTCACAATTAGAACTGAGCTTAAGGGTGGTGTCGGTAAGTATGGTCGCCTTTTGGGGTGGTTATATGTTGGGGATGATGATAAGTCTTTGAACGAACAGATGATTGAAGAAGGATATGCTTGGGAGTATGATGGTGGTACCAAGCAAAAGAATTTCCAGGAGTTAAGAGATATTAGATACGAACTAGGTACACTAGATCCTCCACCAGACATCGATGATCTGATAGAACCTAGTGTAGGTGACCCACTTCCTGAGTTGGGACACGGAACTACAACTGATCAAATTGCAGGACCATTCTAATAACTAATGGCTGAGAATCAGATATATCTTGGCAATCCTAATCTAAAAAAGGCAAACGTTGCTACAAACTTTACACCTAAACAGGTACAAGAGTTTATCAAATGTAGTAAGGATCCTGTCTACTTTATTAAGAAGTATATTAAGATTGTTTCTCTAGACGAGGGTGTCATACCGTTTGATCTGTATGACTTCCAAGAAGAGATGGTGAATCGGTTTCACAATAACCGATTCAATATTGCCAAGCTTCCACGACAGTCGGGTAAGTCCACTGTTGTTACATCATATTTACTTTGGTATGTCATCTTCAACGGAAACGTCAACGTCGCAATCCTCGCAAACAAAGCAGCCACTGCAAGAGAAATGTTGGGTCGCCTACAACTTTCTTATGAGAATCTTCCTAAATGGATGCAGCAAGGTATTATTGGCTGGAACAAAGGGTCAGTGGAATTGGAGAACGGAAGTCGTCTCTTGGCTGCAAGTACTAGTGCTAGTGCTGTTAGGGGTATGTCCTTTAACATTATATTTCTGGACGAATTCGCGTTTGTTCCGAATAATATTGCTGAACAGTTTTTTAGTTCTGTCTACCCTACTATATCTTCTGGTAAATCAACTAAAGTTATTATCATATCCACCCCTCACGGGATGAATATGTATTACAAACTCTGGCACGATGCAGAGCGTAAGAAGAATGAGTATATTAATACAGAGGTACATTGGAGTCAGGTACCAGGCAGAGATGCCAAATGGAAAGAACAAACTATTAAGAACACGTCTGAACAACAGTTCAGAGTTGAGTTTGAATGTGAATTCTTAGGATCTGTAGATACGTTGGTGTCTGCAACTAAGCTAAGAGTTATGACATATGAAGATCCGCTTACTTCTAAGGGTGGATTGGATGTGTATGTAGCACCTGAACCAGAACATAATTACACAATCACGGTTGATGTAGCACGTGGTATAGATGGAGACTATTCAGCCTTCTGTGTATTTGATACAACTACGGTACCATATAAACTTGTAGCGAAGTATAAGAATAATGAAGTTAAACCTATGCTGTTCCCAGATATAATTGTGGATACTGCTAAGGGATATAACCACGCATATATTATGGTTGAGGTAAATGATGTTGGTGCTCAGGTAGCAGACATCATTCAGTACGATTTAGAATATGATAATTTACTAATGTGTGCTATGAGAGGACGTGCTGGACAGGTAGTTGGTCAAGGGTTCTCAGGTGGTAAGGTACAATTAGGTGTCAAGATGAGTTCGGCTGTTAAGAAACTAGGTTGTTCTAACCTAAAACAGCTGGTTGAAGATGATAAGATATTAATAAATGACTATGATATCATTTCAGAATTAACAACTTTTATACAGAAGGGACAGTCTTGGCAAGCAGAAGAAGGATGTAATGATGACTTAGCAATGTGTTTAGTTATGTTTGCGTGGCTAGCTGTATCAGATTACTTCAAAGAACTTCACGACAATGACGTGAGAGCAAGGATGTATGAAGAACAAAGAGAAGCAATAGAAGCAGATATGGCACCCTTTGGTTTTGTCGATGATGGAATCGAAGACACGTCATTCGTTGATGATGACGGAGATAGGTGGCACGCAGATGAGTATGGAGACCGAGCATTTATGTGGGAGTACCGCTAATGGAATTAAACGACGAAAATGTAATCAAGGTTCTAGAAGAACTGTTACCATATATCGAAGCAGATGGTGGGTGGTTAGAATACGTTGAGACAGACTATATGTCAGAAGGAGCATTTGTTAAAGTAAGATTAGGAGGAGCCTGTTCTACTTGTGCAATGAGTTCTCAGACATTGAAGATGGGTATAGAACGTAAATTAAAAGATGAGATACCAGATGTTGATGGTGTAATACAGGTATTGTAATGGAATTAGATTCTCAGTACGAGTTGGAACATTTATTATTGGTCAACCGTACTTGTAGAGTCTGTGGTGAAGAGAAGAGTTTACTAGATGACTTCTATCTGACACGTAAGGGCAGAGGTCCATTTCCGTCAGCTTACGCATATGAATGTAAGCTGTGTACTATTAAAAGAATTACTAAGAATAGAAAAAAACCTAAGAAGATACTTGAGGAAATATACCCTGACTGGTGATGTTCACGTTTTGTTTCCCCGTCTGAATAGTTGTAAACAATAAATAATTTCAGTCTAAGTTGAAAGCAATTTTCAGGAGAATAAGCAATGGCATCTACCCAATTATCACCAGGGGTCGTTGTACTTGAAAGAGATCTGACTACAGTGGCTAACGCCACACTAGATAATGTTGCAGCGGTAGTAGGTTCTTTTGAAAAAGGTCCCGTAAATAAGATAGTTGATATTACTTCTGAGAAGGAGTTATTGGCAGTCTTTGGTCGTCCAAACGATTACAATTACGAGTACTGGTATAACGCAGCTCAGTTCCTACTATATGGTGGAACATTAAAAGTTATTAGATCAGATTCTACAGCGTTAAAGAACGCTATTGACACAGCACAATATACTAACACTCTTTTCTCAGGTTCAGATACTACTCTGACTGTTAAGAGTGCCACGGATATTGCGTCAAACGATTATCTCTTAATCGACGCTGAAATTATGACAGTCACCGCCGTTAACGGTAACGACTTGTCCGTCTTAAGAGCACAGCTAAACACTGCAGGTACTACACACGCTGCTGGTTCTTCTATCACATTGATTGAAGATGCTGGAACTACTACTGATTTGAATCAGAGTGGAACCTTATCCGCAGGTGGAACTTCTGTTACCGTACAATCTGCAACCTCATTGGCTGTACAGATTAACGATTACCTGAAAATTGAATCTGAAATTATCAGAGTCTCTGCAATTGCTGGTGATACATTGACAGTGACTAGAGGGGAACTGAATACAACTGCTTCCTCACACTCCGATGGTGTTGCTATCAACCGCTTGACTGTTACATCTGGTAAGACAGAAATCAATGAGCAAACATCAACTGGTGTTACTGCTCCTCTTATCCGTAACATAGAGCAATACGAATCAACAGTTGAAGGTGCTTCTAACAACTGGAAGTGGGGTGGAAGACATCCTGGTTTGTATGGTAATTCATTACGTGTTGTAGTCACAGACGCTGGTCCAGATCAGATTCTGTCATTGAATCAACCAACCACTGCTGAGTGGGAATTCCAAACAACTGATTCAGTAGATTATGCCTTAGGCAACTCAACTGCTAAAGTTTATTCTTATACGACTGTAGTTACACTAGATGCAACTGCAATCAGCGGAGACTTCAATCTTAATGAGTATTGGAGAGCAGAAACAAATGCTAACTCACCTTCTGCGATTGACGTACAAGGTCAGGTAGTAGCATACGATCCTGTTACCCGTAAGTTAGAATTAAGTATTGACTATACATTATCATCTGACGTTCTAGAGCCTGGCGATGCAGTCGCACTCTGGACTGCTGCTTCTGGTGGAGCCAGAACTGGTGATAAGGGTGTAGTTGAAA